GATTTAAATAATTCTGCAGCAATAGCTACAAGTAAAATTACTGGACTAGCAGCTTCAGCAACAACTGATACTACAAATGCAGCTAACATTGCAAGTGGTACAATAGCTGATGCTCGTATAAGTGCATCTTCTGTTCAACAACATGCAACATCATTTGATGATAACAAACTTGTTAATGATATTTCGACACTTGCTTTAAGACAAGCATCTAACGAAAACAAAGCTGCTTACAATACTAACTCAATGTTTGTTGATGTGTTTCAAGATGCGACTGGGATTGGTTCATTTACTACTACTGAAAGAAATGCTAATGAATATGTTAGTTCAAATGCAGCTGGTGCTGTGGATAGTAGTTATTCAAATGTCCATTTTATATATGAAGATAGCAACACAAACTCAACAAACAATCAAAGTGGTGCGGCTAGTACGACTGCCTTAACATTAAACGACCAATCTTTTGTAACGACACAAAAAAAGTTTGGCACACACAGTTTATACTTTCCTAATGGTAGAGGAACTGGAAATACCAAAAGTTCAGATTTTACTGGAACAATACCTAATATTAAAGACTTATCTAATTTACATACTTTAGAATTATTTGTTTATCATACGCACAGAAATGGTTCTAATTCAAATCCAGCTTATGATGACAATGCTATCTGGGCAGTATCAGACACTTATACTTCAATTAATATAGGAGATACTGGAAGATTAAGAATGATGCAATATGATACTTCAAATGTACAAAATTATGGAACTTGGGATAGCAATTATTATTTACCATTAAATACTTGGACACATTTAGTTTTTGTTTGGGGTTCTTCAACAGTTAAATTATGGGCTGATGGAACTTACAAAGGTTCAATTACTAGATATGCTTTAAATAATGCTACACCAGCCAATTCAATAAGATTTGGTTGTTCAGCAAATGGAAGTGGACACACATTTGATGGATATATGGATAGTATTAGATGGACTAATGCTGAACGATATACTGGCACATCAAATATAACTGTACCAACTACTCCACACTATCCAAATAATATATCACTTAATGCAACTGGAAACTTTATATCCAATGCAATTACAGCTCCATCTTCAACATCCAAGATGGGTGCTATTATAACTTATCAAGACCAAGCTGGAACTAACGCATTAAACACAGATATAGTTTTACAATTATCAGCAGACAATGGTTCTAATTTTACAACAGCTACACTTACAGCTATGCCAGACTTTGCTTCTGGTATTAAGATGGCTAAAGTAAATGACTTATCTGTTACTGCTGGAACACAATTAAAATATAAAATATCTTTTGCTAATCAAGCATCTGGTTCTAAAGAAGCTAGAATTAGAGGTGTATCTTTACAATATTAATATGCCTAGAAAAAAGATTACAACAAAGGAGTAATATGAGCAAAGGTGATTTAAACAAAGACGGTAAAATGAGTAGCTACGAAAAGAAAAGAGATAAAGCTATTAAGAATGCTATGTCTAAACAAAAGAAAAATAAGTTTCCTAAATTTGGAACAAAGAAAAGTAGTTACAGTTAAACTAATTTTTTAATCCAATTACCTTTATCGTTAAGTACAAGCGGTAATAATCGTGGAATACCATCTACTATAATTCCACATCCTAATATAAATCTAGTTTTAAAATTTTTTGCGTATTGAAAAGCAAGTGATTTTTGATTTATAAGGCATCCTACATTCATTCCAAAAAATAAATTATCTGGGTTGGCCCAATAAGATATAACAAACTTTGTATGATAGTGTCCTTGTACTGCTGACATACCCATTGTTTGAGATACCTTTAATACATCTGCAGATCTACCGTGTGTAAAAAAACATCTTTGACCGTTTGACATTGTAATAGTTAAATCATCAATCCATTTCCATTTCTTTGTACCAAGAAACTCACCGTAATCTTTTAGGAATTCTTTTGACATACCAAACTTTAATGCACGTCTGTAAACTAAACTACTATGATTACTTTCTACTTCTATCATTTTAGGATAGATATTTTCTAATTCTTTTATGTATTGACGTGCTACCTTTAATTCATCACCAGCAGAGTGTAAGTCTGGATCGTGAGAATGCATAGATATAGCGTGGAAATCAAGTAGATCGCCAATATTAACCACCAAGTCTGGGCTATACTCTTTCTTAATTTCTCGTAAGAATTCAAAAGCGTCCTTATGATGATACGGAATATGAAGATCACTAATAACTAATATTCGTTTGTGGGTCATAATTGATAGCGGGTGAACCGTCAATGTACTCCTCTAGTTTTTTGATTTTATCTTTTGGATCTATGTAACTTACAACGCCGTCTTTAATATGTACCTCTTTAATAATGGGTACTTCATTTTTTTTTTCAGCGTTTATTATTATTTCTTCAAGTATAAGCACATACAATCTATACAGGAAATAGTTATGTTTTGCAACTTCTCATAACTTCTGAAAGAGATTTAGCACGTGAGGGAGTTTGTTTGGCCCAACGGCTATCCATCATTTGAAAAGAGGCCTCACCATAATCTTGTTTTTTTAATGCTTCCCACATTTTTTTAAATTTAGATACTCCACCAATACCTAGTTGAAACACCATCTCAATTAGAACACATTTAGCATCATCAACTAGATCTGTTATACCGTTATCATGTAGTATAAGTATGTCTGCATTCTTTTTTGCTTCGTCAAAATCTTTATCAAATTGTTTTTCTAGTTCTTCTTTAGTGTATTCTTTACCCTCTACATAAGGGTCGTCTTTTGTTACTAGGTGGCCATATCCGATTGTGGCAAAACCTAGACTATCTTTATACATTGTAGGTACAAAACCTTCATGTTTTTTTATACGTTCCTTTAGTTCATCTATATTCATAATTACGCCTTATTTTTATTGGCAAAGTTTTTTGCCGCTTCTTTACTAGCAAACCCCCATTTTTTTAACGCTAGAGCTAATCTAGTAGGGTTGCCCTTCTTGTCTTTCATAGGGCCATCCATGCCCCCGAAACGAGCCGCAAACGATATCCTACGGCCATTATTACCAGACGATAAAGGTTTTTTTAGATTAGATCCTTCTGTTCTTTTAAAGTAATCTCTACCTTTTTGGTTTAGACCACCGCTAGGATTTTTATGTTCCTTACTATAACCCATTATGCTCTAGATTTTTTAGTACCAAATTTAGGGAAACCAGCTTTCATGTTTGCATAACTTTCATCTGATACAGTTGATTTAGATTTAGAATTTGACGTGCCTCTCTTTTTGGCTCTATTCATATAATAGTACAAACCCTTTTTTGCTTTCTTTCCGCTTTTGGTTGTGTGATATTCTGCCATGTTATTTCCTTTTTATTAGATCTGTTGCTTTAAGTCCATACACACTCGCTATTACTCCCACGAAAATTGTCTGATACCAAAATGGAAGTTCAGAAAAGTATTTAAAGAATAGTTGCATCTTTTCCATATGCGTCGGGTCGTCTGACCATACTGCAAAACCTAACATAACGATAGGTACAGACAACAGTATGAGTATGAATTCGTCTTTCCAGTCTGATTGTCTTGCTTCTAATAATTTACCTTGATACTCTGTTTCACCTTTTGCCATTTTCTCTGCATGATGCATTTGAGCATCTGCCATAAGCATTTTAGTTTTTTGTCTATTTTTATAGATATGAGAACCTGCTTGAAATGCTAATTTAACTGCGCTTAACCACATAGTTTACCCCCAAAATTTTAAATTTTTAATGATTGTAAAGAACATAGCAATCAATGCACCAATAACAAAGACGGCTCTTATACCACCTTTACCCATTGCTACTTGTTGTTTTAATTGTTCTATGTCTTTAGAGTTTTTATGTACTAGATCTTTTATCTCATCTAATTTGTATGCGATCATACCATGAGATATAGAAGTTCTTTTAACTACCTTTTTTTTAGGCATTAGAACCCTCTACTTCTTTACACCAAAACCTTACAATAGGTTTTTGTATATTTCCTGTATTTTCATCAATAGTATTCATAAAATCTATACTTCTATTATAGCCATTTATAGCACATTCTTTAAAAGAATTGTAGTGTAGATTATCAGACACAGGATTAGTACATATACCAACGGTACACATTTGCAAAATCAACATAAACTTAACCATTCTCTATTTTCTTTTCTTGTAGTATTTTCTGTGTACTTGTACCCTCCAAGTCCAATGGAATATAGATCTTGATATTCTTCCTATTTTGTCTATTAACCAATCTACCATTTTTAATACTCATAAATTATTCTAATATTAATTTCTTTATATGTTTTCTATCTAAATATATTTCAATTTCTGCTTTAGATTTTAAACATTGATATCTAACATTACCGCCAGACTTTAACTGTCTATCGGCAACCCTCTTACCTTTTAAACATTCTGACATAGAAGGTTGTATTCTATGTTCTTGTATTTCATTGTTTACTATCATCAATAATGCTACAACTGTTTCAATCATTGTGAATTACCATTTGTATATTTAATTTCTCTATTCGCATCTTTTAATTTTTCAATATCTTCTAATGCTTTTTCCATTTGTTTAGATAAAAATTCTATATTAACTTTATTAGTCATGTTCATCTCTTGGTTCTCTACCAATTTTTCTACGGTTTTGTACAGATCTTCTATCAACATAAATTGTTCGCTGTCTGCAGGTAAAGATCCCATCTCACCACGTGGCCATTTAATTCTAAATTCTGTATTTTTTTCTAAATCAGATCCCATCAATTCTAATTTAGTACCATGTTTATTAAGAGTTTCTATAATACCAAAATATGCCCATACACCTATTGCAACTGCGCCAATGATTGACAACAGGTTTCTTAATGGTAGAGCAACTTGTGTATTATCAGATACTTTCATAACCTGTTATTTTAACAGATAATGATTATAATTTATATAATTTTTTAGTTAAGTTTAGTTAATATGGATTTAAGTTTTTCTAAATATACAATAGCATCCCATAATTCTTCTTGGGTATCCTCTATCCAAGCAACAGTAGGTTTTGTAGCTTGTTGCATTGTTACTTTGTAATTAGATATTCCTTCATCAGACCGTTTTGAGAATTTTTTTAATAATTTTTGGATCATAGGATCTTTTGTTATTATAAACGGTCTGATTATTTTAGGTTTGTCTGCCATTAAAAAGTCACATTCATAAAATGATCACAGAATTCGTTAACTCTGCAATAGTTTTGACATCTTACATCTACGCCTTTTCGTTCTACAATACTACACCCTTTTCCTTCAATCATTTTCTGACTAACAAGAAATTGTTTAGCTTCTTCTTTTGTAGGTAATACACGCCAAGCAGTTTTTCTACCATCTTTCATTACTGCAAAACTATCTTCTTTACGCCATCTTTCTTTAGCAGTACATAAAGGTAATTGTTTTGATTTTTCTGCGTCTTGATGTAATTTTATACGTGCCATTACATAGTTGTCCTGTTCTTCTTCTGTCCATCTACGTACAGGTATCATTATAACTTGTTTACGTGGGTAGTTATCTGATTGCATAACTTTTAGTTTAGACCAATCACGGAGTATGGCCATGATAGATAATGATTTAACTTTAACTTCTTTTTTATATCTAGTTAAATCTTTTTGATTTTTACGGCATAGGAAATCAAGAACATTTAGTTGTTGTTCCCATTCATCTTTACCATTAGTCATAGCATCTAGGGCGGCCCAAGCAGATGTAACTTTAAAATCAGTAAGATTACCTTGACGTGTAAGCAAATCAAATTGACCGCTTAACGTCCATCCATTAGTTATCTTATCATCTTTGTAGTACAATCTACGTTCAGCAAGATCTGTTTTTAATTTAGATCTTTCTAAAATATGGTGTACTGATTGACCTAACAAAGAGAATATACGATCAGATACATCCTCTTTGATATGATCATAGTTACGTGCTTCTAACACCCTAATTCTAGGTGGTGCTATAAGACGGGTAGTAGATATATCAGAACCGCTACTATCGTAAGGGTCGTTTACTACTGCCCGTTCAATAACTTTAGGTAAGTTTGAGTGATTAGTAAAATCCATTAGAACGGTATTTCTTCGTCACCAATATTAAGATCAGAACCATTGTTACCATCACCTAGATCTTGGTTTTCAATACCTGCTAATTCTTTTGATTTTAATATTATGTTACGAATACCCTCTGATAGTTGATTAAATATTTCTTTCTTACCATTGGTAAAATCAGAAATACTAAAAACTAAAGTAGGATGATACTGTTCGTTTACTTGTTCACCTTTTGCTAAAGGCATGACAGATGATATTTTTGACTTATCATTTTTACTGATAACATTTAACGTACAAGCTACACCTGCAAGTTTACTTATATCAAAAGTCTTTTTTTCAGTTTCAGTAAATGGTCTGCCACGCCATGATGTAAGATCAGCACTTAATGTTGACTTCTCATGCAAAGACAGAGTGTAAAATTTACTGATTGTTAATGGTTTTCCATCATTATCTGTTTCAGATGGTACTTCCCATATTATCAATACCTGTCTTTTAAAAGACACTTGGCCTTGATATTCATTGTGTTGTGTGCCGAGATCTATAACTCTAACACATCTAGCTTTATGTACACCGACAGAAACCGTTGGGAAACGTGGTGTTTCATTGCTACCTGCTATTATACTTGTCATATTTATCCTTTTTTTTCACTAATTTATTATTGATTAACCTACGTTAAATGATATATTAACATTAGTCAAGTATATAGATTGACTTTTGTTAACAAAACAAATATAGAACAAACTATGGCAAGTGTAATAAATGAATTAGTAGAGGAGTTACAAGCTAAAAAGAAAAGGATTGACAAAGAGATTATCAATCTTGATAGATCTAGCGTAATACCCGAACACTATAACAAAGCAGAATGTATTTGTAAGTTGACAGATGAGGCCATAAAATGTGAAGATAGGGCTAATTATCTGTTGCAATTAAGTCACACTACTGTTGCAAATTTACAACAAGGTTAAATATGAGTATTGAATTAGCACAAAAAAGAAAACAGGAAGTCATTGATAAATATGGTGGCAAAAATTTGTCAAGGATGCTTGGTATATCTCACCCTGCAGTATCTAAATGGAAAGTTATACCACCATTTCGTGCTTTTCAGATTGCAAAGTTAGGTGATTTTGATATAGAATACATAAGACCAGATTTAAGAATTACGCCAGAACGCTAGGCGTAGCGCATTTTCAAATAGCGTAAAAATATAGCGTCTTGTTGGTGCGGGTTTTTTCCCTCTTTTCATTTTTAGTTATAGGTTTATCCTGCACCAACTCCCTATCTTAATGGCATTGCTATAGCATTGTTATAAAATCGCATCATTTTGCTAATGGCAAAAGTATCCCCTTCATCTTCACCTTCATCTTCAACTGCATCTACACCTACAAACAAGATAGTATATTGACAGGCCTTTACTTCTCGGGTAAAAATGATAATTAACTAAACTTAATAGAACTAAAATGAGAAAATCAACAACTGACGAACAAAGTCCTGCCTTTCAATTTTATGCGAATGATTGGATATCAGATCCAAACCGTATGAAGTTATCATTAGAAGAACAAGGCGCATATGTATTATTATATTGTCATTGTTGGCGTGGTTTCAAAGTACCTAAAGATTTTGAAGTGTTATCACGTATGTTAAATTGTAGAACAGAAAAAATAGAAAAAATATATCCTAAAATAAAACATTTGTTTGAAGAAAAGAAAGACAAAGACAATGTAGTTTATTTATATTGTATCCAAGCAGAAGAAGAACGTAAAGAACAGGCAAAGAACCGTAAAAAAAGATCTATTGCAGGTAAACTTGGTGCAAAGAAGCGTTGGAGTGACGAAAGTCTAGGCGAAGATGAGTAAGATAGTTATATTTTTACTTGCGTGTACGAATTGTGATTTAGAAAGATTATATTTTAATTACAATTACACAAGCATATATGATTGTTCAGATAAAGCGTATCAAATATACGAAACATTAGGTACATTTCATTGGTACGAAGAAGGTAAATATGAACATTCAGCATATTACACAGACGACGGCAAACTAATTATAGGGCATAGGTGCGAATGAGTTACACAGATCAAAGTCATTATAGTATGTTTCTAGATTACTTTGGGCCGTTTCATACTTTCCAAACATTTGATGACAAACTTGTAAACAAAAGATTAATTAGACAATTACATGGCAACATTAAAGAACACTTTAACGAACTTGCAGATCTTAATAAAAAAGGTGCAGGTGTATATTTTACTGTTAATGAAACAGATTTACTTGGTAGAACGACACAACATATAAGAAAAGTTAGATCACTATTTATAGATCTTGATGGTACTCCATTACCAAAAAACTTTGATGTCATTCCTAATTTAGTTGTTAATACAAGTCTTAATAAATATCATTGTTATTGGATTGTAGATGATTGTCCGCTAGAAGAATTTACTTTATGGCAACAAGCGTTGGCAGTTAAATTTAATTCAGATCCTAAAGTAAAAGATCTGCCACGTGTGATGAGAGTTGCTGGTTTTTTTCATAAAAAGAAACAACCATATCCTATTAAGATTATACAATGTACTACACAAACACCATACAAACTAAAAGAAATAGTTGATGGTCTAAAATTAGTAAAGCCAAAACCAAAAGTATATAACTACGAACCATCTACATACAAAGGGCAATATACAGGTACGTTACGTTATGGTAGTGGCGAGGGTGATAGACATGAACAACTTGTTAAGATGTTAATTGCCATTAGAAAACGTGGTGAAACATTTGACTATGCAAAACAAGAAGCATTAGAGTTTGCAAAGAATTGTAAACCACCCGAAAACCCTAATGAAGTTTTATTTCAACTAAACGATATATGGAAACGATATGAACCTACTGCGTGATTATCAAAAACAAGCTATACAAGATATAAGAAAACATTTTAGTAATGGTAAGAAGAAAGTTTTACTTGTTGCCCCTACAGGTAGCGGAAAAACAGTTATTGCATCATCAATGTTAGAACAGGCAAAAGAAAGGGGAAATTTTGGATTGTTCGTTGCTCACAGACGAGAATTGGTGATGCAATGTAGCCGTAAACTTGCTGACTTTGAAATAAAACACGGTGTGATTATGGCTAATAAGAGTGGTAATCTTTATGCTGATATACAAATAGCATCTATACAAACTTTTACTTCACGTGTTGGCCGTGATGATTTTATAAAACCAAATGCTCATATAATAATTATAGATGAAGCGCATAGATCTACGTCTGCATCATTTAAAAAACTTATAGCAGAATATCCAGACGCATGGGTGATTGGCCTTACTGCAACACCATGTAGAGCAGACGGAAAAGGTTTGGGTAGTGTGTATCAAGAACTTGTTGAGTGTGGTAATATAAAAGAACTAACACAGAAAGGTTATTTAGTACCTAATAGAATAGTTGCACCAACAATACCCGACTTACAAAATATAAGAATAGTTGCAGGTGATTATGAAAAAAGATCACTAGACAATCGTATGAATACACCAAAGTTAGTTGGTGATTTAGTTTCGCATTGGATAAGGTATGGTGAAGATAGGCCAACCGTTGTGTTTGCAGTATCTATAAAACACAGCAAGTACATTGCAAATATATTTAAACAAAACGGCATACCTAGTGGCCATATAGACGGTGAGATGCCAGAGATAGAACGAGAAGAACAATTAGAAAAGTTAAACAATGGACAGATAAAAGTATTATCTAATTGTATGGTCTTGACAGAGGGTTGGGATCAACCAAAGGTGTCTTGTGTAATTATAGCTAGACCTACAAAATCATACTCATTGTATTTACAGATGGTAGGTAGAAGTTTAAGACCTGCAGAAAATAAAAAAGATACATTAATTATAGATCATAGTGGTTGTGTATATGAACATGGGTTTCCCGAAGATGTACCTAAATGGGAACTTAAAACATCAAAAGAAAAAGAACGTAAAAAGAAAGAACCCGAACCAATAGAAAAACAACCTTTCACGTGTGTACAATGTGATACGGTTTACAAACCTACAAAAGATGACCCCGCTTGTCCTAACTGCGCTTTCATACCTACAAAGAAAGAACAGATGGTATTAATACAACAAGGTAGATTAATTGAACTACCTAAAATGAAACCTAACCCACAGGATAAAGAAAACTTTTATGCACAATTAGTTTATTATGCAAAACAAAAAGGATTTAAAGAGGGATGGGCAAGTTGGACGTTTAAACGTAAGTATGGCCATTTTCCTCATAGTAAAAAAGTGTTTCCTGTTGCTACAGGTAAAGATGTTATGAAGTTTATACAACATTGTAATATCGCTAGAGCTAAATCTAAAAATATAAAGGAGTTAAGTTTATGAGTGAAGAACATACAGAAAAGAAAATGCATGAGTTAAGAAAACTAGGTAAAGATCATGCAGAAGCCAAGAAAAACCTTACAAAATTAGAACACGGAAGAAAAATACTTTTGTCTGTAATTATGAAAGAAAAAATGATAAATTCTAATACAGGCAAGATGGATAGCGTCAATGCCCAAGAACGTGAAGCAAGAGCAGATGAAAGGTACGAAAAACATATTGATAAACTTGCAGATGCAGTTGGTAAAGAGGCAGAATTAAGTTGGGAAAAGTATTTAGTACAAATAAATTTTGATACATGGAAAACTAAAACTATAAATAAAATGCAAGAGTATAAAAATTATGGCAACAAAGAATAAGAAAAAAAGAAAAGATCCACAATTATATACTTATGATAAATACGAATGTTGGTGGGAAGATCACGCATCAGATTGTAGTTGGAAAGCTATAAAAGAAGCAGAAAAAGATAAACCACAAATTTGTTTTACAGAGGGTTACTTATTAAAAAAAGATAAAGATTGTCATATATTTTGTATGTCATTTTCACACGACGAAATAGGTGATGAAATGATAGTTGCTAATAAAAACATATTAGAATTAAAAAAAGTAGGAACAAAAACATTTTACGTAAAAGATTTTCATTATGGCGAGTGGAAATAAAACAAAACACGAAAAAGAACATATGCAGAACGTAGCTGATCTAGGTTGTATCATATGTAAAAAGATGGGGTTTCCTGATAGCCCTGCAGAACTACATCATATCAAAGACAAGACAGGAATGGGTAAAAAAGCTAGTCATTTAGAAGTCATACCATTATGCCCAAGACACCACAGACACGGCAAAGACGCTTATCATACAAGTCCAAAAGAATTTACAAAAAAGTGGGGAAGTCAAAGAGAGTTGTTGACAGAAGTATTAACTAATGTTAAGTGTTGTGGTAGATGCTGATGCATTTAGAACCTAGCGGTTTGATTGTGTACACAATTCATAGTGTGGTGTTCCGATCTATCGTTAAAGATTTGGAGGAACTTAAAATGTCCAGATTTGGGGTGATGACCCATTTAAAAAAGCCACACTATGCGAGAACAATATGAATATAGATTATAATAAACTTAAAAGATTATTTAAAGATTGGCAAAGCATTGATACGTTTATAAATGTAGATGTAGATTTTATTTCTAAATACGATCAAGAGATGGTACGTAGCGGTTATTCAC